TTGGTCTGACGATAACTGGGTAAGAAGTGATTCGGATAATAAAGAGGCAAATACCGGTATACCAACGGAGGGTGCATATCAAGTAGCCTTTTCAGATATTATTGGTTCAGTTGTTCAATTAAATTGTTATCGTATTGAACCATCTGATTTAGAAAACAACCCTGAGATGTTAGGTGAGTATAACATCCAAAGAGCAATCGCGACATTTAATAAACGAGTTGAACCTTTAATGATTGTGTTTGATGATGAGGTTAGAGATACATTATTAGTAAAGAATCCTGAGGATAGAAGTTTCTACACGACAGACCAATGTAAATTGATTAATGGTAAACCATTCAGTCCTGAAGACCAAGATGATGTTTACGAAAACCTTATAAAGATGGAGCAAGGTGAAATTGACTTTTGGGAACGTGTTGGTATTGACCCTAACTATATTTATGAATTAGCTGAGCCTGGATGGGAAGAATTTGTGTGATTATCACATTTTTAAACCATCACTATTAAGTATTAACCAACTTCCACCAACAAATTGAAATTGAACACAAGCTCCCCGATCTAAATGAAGTTCGTCCCATTCTTCATCAATTTTATTTAGATCGGGTTTAATTATTGCATTAGTTAATACTTTAACCGTTACTTTTTGATTTTTTAAAGAATTTAATATTATTGTTGATTGTTCAATATCTTTTATAATAATTAATTTTTCACCATTAGAAATATAATTAGAATCGGATACAATTACATAGTCCACGATTATTTGTGGTTCTATTTGTTCCGATCTAGTTATAATTTTTCTTTTAGGTATATTAATTATTTCAGGCATATTATATAACGTAAATTTGTCTTGGCATCGCTCTATACTTAAGTGATTTGTTTAAGTTTTCGGCAATTAATGCTTCTCGTTCCATAACTTTTTCAGGTTTTAATCTTGTTAATCTACCTTCAGGTCCAATAAGTTCATCTATTAATTTTGATTTCTCATCTTTCGCTTCAGTTGCTAAAGATGTATAATCCATTGTTAATTCAGAGTCAGGAGTTTTTATATTCCCACTAAATTTACCTCTAACTCTTGCAAGTGTTTCTTTACAATAAGCGGTAAACCATCTACGAATCCATACTTGAGCAGGATTATTTAAATCAGACCAAGACATCTGTTCAAATGGAACATCAGATGGCATTTGGATGATATCAGGGTTATTTTTTAAACAATTATCTTTATCTTCTTCACAAGCATCATAATACCAATACCAAATTCTTCCTTTAGATAATTCACCATTACCAAAATCAAACTTACCACCCGGTACATTCATTAAATGAATTGCCTTTTTTCCTTCTGGTAATGCTGTAATTCTATAAGTTAAATCTCCCTGAATAATTCTTCTTTGAATATTTATTTCTTGCATTCTTAATAACATATCAAAAGCCGGCATCATAAAATAACTACCTGCCATATTACCCATTTGAGCAAATCCTGCAGGACCCGCTAAACCACCACCGGCAATACCACCAAATGTCCAAGGGTCTATTAGAGTATTATTTAAAGTTGCCGGAGAAAACCATAATAATTCATTAACTTCTCTACAAGCTGGTATTTCATAAATTTGTTGATTTCTAACTAACTGAATATAATCTTTTTTTAATACATAATCACCACCGGCTTGTAAACCGACAATTTTAGAGTATGCGTAAGTGTATCTTGTTTCATAATCTAAACTTTTAGAAATAAATGCTTTTGAAAGAGATTGTGTCTCAACATTTAATCCCCAAAGATTTGACCATTGAGATTCAATCAACCAATCTTGAATATATTGAGAATAATCATCAATTGAAAATTCTAACAATGTATCCATTTGTTCATCTTCTAATTCTACACTACGAAGTGGTGCCCCCAATAGGTGGCGGATTCTTGTGTACAATTTACTTCTTTCTGGTTCTCCAATTATTGGCATAGTTTTTTTTATATAAATATTTTATTTTTTGATTCTTAAAAGATATAATTCGTTAACAAATTCCCAATTCACACAATCCCAAAAGTTTCTTATATATTCATCTCTTTTATTTCTATATCGTAAATAATAAGCATGTTCCCATACGTCAAGACCTAATAATGGGTAACCACCATCACTAACAACACTCATCATCGGATTGTCTTGGTTTGGTGTTGACACAACTTTTAATCTTCCTGTCTTGGTAAGAACTAACCATACCCAACCTGACCCAAATCTATCTTTAGCCGCTTGGTTAAATTCGTCCTTCATCTTTTTTATATTACCATATTGTTTGGTAATCTTCTCAAACACCTCACCACTTGGTTTCTGTTTTTTAGGTGATAACATTTTCCAAAATAATGCGTGATTAAATGCTCCACCAGCATTATTTCTAATTGTTGTATTATATTTACCGATAGTTTTAACAATATCTTCTAACTCAACATCACCATAATTTTTTTTAGATAACGCATCATTTAATTTTTTAACATATCCTTTATAATGTTTGTTATAATGAATATCCATTGTTTCGGTATCAACAAATTTATTTAAGGATGAATATGAGTAAGGTAATTTTTCAATACCAATTTTTTTCATTTCCATTAAAAAATCTTCACGAATGTTTTGTTTTTCGGTCAGTAATATTTGTTCATTGATTAAATTTATTTTTTTACCAATACCAACTAAACCTTCATACATTAAGTTTGTATATTGTGGAAAATCACGCTCAAACTTTTTAATGATTGATCCCGCTTCAGCATTTGCTTCATCCTCATTTGCTCCTCCAATATCAGGTCCTCTTTTTACATTTTTTGTTGATCGTTGCCATTCGTGAACCCACTCGTGAGCTAAGGTTCTACAGACATCACGATTTAATCTACCTTTTGTTAAAATTTTAAGTTCAGAATTATCAGTTCTACTACCTGTAGACATTTCACCATTTCTTTCACCTAAAAAAAATACGGTTATGTCATTTTTAACGGGATATTTTTTTTGTAGATATTTTACAAAGTCCCCCACTAATTCTTTATCCTCTTTGGACATATCACACTTAATATGTTTAATCGTTACTTTCATTAAATATAAATATCATATAAAGCAAAAAACCTACTGATTAGGTAGGTTTATAATATTTAATTTTATCTTCTTTTATTTATTAGTTCCAATATTTCCTCAACAACATCCCCAACATTTTCAGGTTGTTCATCACCCATAACGGTTCTGATTATTTTTTTCTTACGATTTAAAATATCATATACCGCACCTTCAATAGTATTTTCATATAATGGGTAATACACTAATACATTTGATTTTTGACCATAACGATATGCTCTATCTTCAGCCTGAGCGTGTTCTGCCGGGACAAATGATAGGTCATTCATAATTACAACCTCAGCGGCAGTCAAAGTTAAACCAACACCAGCGGCTTTTAAATTTCCAACAAATACTTTAATCTTATCATTTTCTTGAAATTCATCAACAGCATTTTGACGATGAGGTTTAGAACAACTACCATCTAAATAAACCGCTTGTTTACCAAAGTGAGTATAAATTGTTTGTAATGTGTCAGTAAAGTTAGTAAAGATGATTACTTTCTTACCTTGTTCAATAATGTTCTCAGCAAATTCAATAGTTTGTTTTGTTTTTTCATTCGCAATAACTTTCCTAACCTTCATTAGTTTTGAAAATTGAACCGTTAAGGAAGATGATTCATCTTTCTTTTTATCAAACCAATCATAATATTCTCCCATCAATTCTTCATACTCTTTTGACTTTAAACGAAGATAAACAGGAGATATGATTTTTTCAGGAAGGTCTAAAACATCTTCTTTCAATCTACGAAGAACTTGTTTTGATGTCCGATCTCTTAATTCCTCCAAATTTGATGCTCCCGTAACATTCCACACTTTTCTATGTCCCGCAGTAAATTGATACCCCTGACAATAACGAATAGCATATGCCATCCAATTCTGAGCGACAGGGGATTCAATTATATGTAATAAATTATAATAATTCATTGGACGAGATGTCATTGGTGTCCCTGTTAATAACCAAACTCGTTTAATATCTTTTACAAAATGATTAATTATTTTTGTTCTTTGTGCTTGGGGGTTTGATATCATATGAGCCTCATCCAATATAACTAAATCAAAATTAGATTGGTTCAATAATGTTTTACCTTTTTCTTTTGTATCGTGAAAGTTTTTAAGGATATCATAATTTATAATTACAAAGTCCGATTCAGTTGAGTATTTTTTTCCTTCACCAATATAAACAGGTCTATCAGTATAATTTTCAATTTCTCGTTGCCAATTGATTTTTAATGATGCGGGACAAACAATTAATATTTTTTTAGCCTTTGTTTCTAAGGCAGCTATTATTGTTGAAGTAGTGTTATGAGTAACAATTGCATGTTCAGTAACATACAATTTATCAAGAGAGTCCACTGAAATACAAACACATTCATCCTCCCCAAATTTCTCAATATTTTTAATATATCTTCCGGTGGGGTATTTTTTAGGGTTAATACACCTTTCTGATTTTCGTTTTAAACGAAATGGATTCATATTAGGAGGTAATTTAATATTAAGTCTGTATGAAATATTACATTCAACCCTTTTATCGTCTTTTTTATAAAAACTTCTCCTTGATTTTTTTCTACAAATCCCACCTAAAGTATGTACTATTTCAGCGACATCATCACATAGTTTTTCAGAAATTGTTGAGAATTCCGTACCACAAAAAGAATTGTTTTTACTTAACATACAATGACCATCAGTATCCATCAATCCTTGTAATATGGATAATCTGTCCTCAACTGAGGAATATTTATATAAGTCGGGAATAAATTTATTATGTGAACGAATATCCATTAAGTTTAATTCGTTAATTTCTTTTTTTAAATTAATATAACCCGTTCTAATATTTTCTTTAGGTTTATGTTCCGTTAAATTAAAATCCCCAAGTAATTCATCATAATCATCAATATGAAGACCAACCCTAACACTTATTTTATTGAAATGTCCGTCACCTAAAAACATTCCTAATAAATAAGGGTCTATTGGTAAATTATCGTTATTTTCAAACATAATTGGTTTAACAATAGGTATTTGCCACTTATTATTACCATTTAGGGATTTATAACTTGTTTCTATTTCATAATCTTTATTAGAATTAGTACCATCACCTTTTATTATGATTTTACCTCCTTCCAACATTTGTTTAGTTGATAGTATTAAAGATTTTTTTATTCTACCATTATTTCTGTTTTTACCATAATTTGGTGATGATACCGACCATAAATGCTCATCACAACATAATGTATGATACCCATCGTTAAAGGTTATTTTATAAGTGTCTTTAATTCCTTGAGGAAAAACCCCTATTACTTTACAGGATTTACCATCACTACCAATAACCTCATCCCCAATGGATAATTCACCCATTTTTTTTATTCCGTTTGGGGTATAAACTATTGAAGATGTTGTCTTAGCTTTACCCAACCCCATATCATCAGCTAAAATAAATCTTCGTGATCCCGCTAACTTTTCCACAGCTTCCTTTTGGTGGGATAATGGTGGTCGGTGATCGTATTTTGAATAATCAACATCAACCTTTTCAACATTATGAGATTTAATTAATGCGGATTTAGGTACCCAAAACTCACTTAATATATCTTTCTCAAAGAATTTCCCCCAAATATGGTAGGACTTTTCTTTCTCAACTAATAATTTTTCAACATATATATTTTCAGGGACTTCAAACAAACATTTTTCTTCAGAAAATTTCTTTGCAAAGTATGTATCAAGTTCAACCCATTTACGAGCAACTTTTGGTATTGTGTCAAAATAATTTATAATGTAATCGGATTGAGTTCTTGTGGGATAAAACTTTTTGTTAGTTTCTTTCTTAGTTTTAAGGTATATTATATAGTTATTCGCACCTGAATAGGTGTCTAACATTTCTAACGCTTTGTGCTCTATTAGTGATTTATTAATATCCAAATTTTCTTTTTAATAAAAATAACAATAAAAAAGATATTTATCAATAAATACTGATATTATGGCAAATAAAATTCCTATAGCGAGAATAGGTAAATTTTTTGGTGAAAACGATTTTGATCTTGATATTTCAATTGGTGAAGAATGGTTGATAGGTGATATGAACTTCACCTGTGTATTGTATCGTATTGATAGATATAAAACAAAAACAGATGATGTTTATGGTGAAACTGTTTCCGACGGAATCAAATTTTTACCCCCAATAGAATTTAACGGATTTGTTCAAATATTCGCACCTGAAAATAAAATGTTGGGATCAACACGAGTAGATCAAATGGAACCTGGTAATATAAAAGTTTCCGTATATCAAAAAACTTTAGATAATTTAGGGATTGATATAAATTTTGGTGATTATATTGGTTATTATGAGACAGAAACATTGGTAAGATACTATACGGTTAACAATGATGGTCGTGTTGTATCGGATAACAAACACACCTACGCAGGGTATAAACCTTTTTATCGTAGTATCACAGCATCTCCTGTTGGTCCAAACGAATTTAGAGGATTATAATTAAAAAAACATTAAAATGGGTTTCCCAAAGAAAATAAAAAAAACAATTCCTTTAATAGAACAAAAAATTCTATTACCAAGAAGACACGAAATTGCTAATATGATTTCAGATGATGGAACATATTTACCAAAATCATTATTACATGCGGATTTGGATCGTGGATTTTTAGATTTCGTAAAAGATGAATTAAGATGTGTTGTAGAGGGGAAAGTTATCCCACCTGTTGATATTTTAATAACAACACAAAATTGGTCTCAGTTTATTGAAACTTGGGATTTTCAAAACATAGATAAAAATGCTGAACCCCCATTTATTACAACCATCAGAACTCCTGAGGTAAAATTTGGTACAAATCCCGCATTAAGATGGAACATTCCTAATAGAAGACAATATCATTACGCGAAAGTTCCAACTTGGGATGGACAAAGACACGGAATGGACATTTATAAAATACCACAACCAGTTCCTGTAGATATAACATACACTGTTGTTATAGTGTGTAATAGAATGAGGGAATTAAATAAATTAAATCAAGTAATTTTAGAAAAATTCGCATCTCGTCAAGCATATCAAGTTATTAAAGGTCATTATATACCAATTATAATGAATGATGTTATTGATGAATCTACTTTAGACCTTGAAAAGAGAAAAGTTTATATCCAAAAATATACATTTACTTTAATGGGGTTTTTAATAGATGAAGATGAATTTGAGATAACTCCGGCAATATCAAGAGTTTTTCAAATATATGAAACCGATACTAAAACTAAAAAGAAAAGACAAAGAAAGGAAGATCCAAATCCCTCATCTGTTAAACAATATAATTTTACTACGGGTCAAACAGAAGTTAGCGAAATAATAAATTATAACGTTAATTTAAAATTTGTTAATAATGAAAATGTTCAAAGTTATGATGTATATATCAATGATAATTTTTATGGAACAGATAATTCTGAAATCCAAATTAATAGTAATGATGTTTTGAAAATTGATATAATTAAAGAGATTATTGGGGATACTTCCTTCATTATTTTTAATCAGGAATTACTCTAATTAATCCTCTCCGTAAACATCTTTCTTTTCTTTACATTTCTCAATTATCAGGTTTTCTAAAAACCTATACATCTTTATTCCTCGCTTATCACAATATTTTTTTAATATTTCGTGAGACTCAACGGAAATCTTCAAATTTTTTATCTTGTTAGTATCTTTATCCATAGGTAGAAAAAAGGTAGAATTAAATCATACCAAAATATAAATACTTTCTAATAAGTAAAGTTTTTACAAAAAAAACTAATATTTATATAGAAATAAATAAATAAACAAAAAAAACAAGACAATGGCTAATAGTAAAGTATTTGTATCACCAGGCGTCTACACTTCCGAAGTGGATTTAAGTTTTGTAGCACAAAGTGTTGGTGTTACAACTTTAGGTATTGCGGGGGAAACCTTAAAAGGTCCCGCATTTGAACCAATCTTCATCAGAAATTACGATGAGTTCCAAAACTATTTTGGTGGAACTTCACCTGAAAAATTTGTGAATACACAAATCCCCAAATATGAGGCTGCATATATTGCAAAATCATATTTACAACAATCTAATCAATTATTTGTAACGAGAATATTAGGACTTTCAGGTTATGACGCTGGTCCATCTTGGTCAATCGTAACGAAAGCGAATGTTGATTGCTCAACAATTGACGTTCACTGCTTAAGTGCGGTTACTATTAATTGTATACCAGTATGTGTTACACCGAAAACAGAAATGTTTAGTGTAGATTTTACAGCGTGTACTAATTCAGATTCAACAATAGATTTCACAACTAGTTTCCCTCAAGAAATTTTGGACTTATTAAATGTAAGTTATGAAACTTCTCAGGGTGGAACATCAACATTAGATCAAAATTTAAGAGATTTAATTTTTAATGTTATAACAAGTTCAAACCCAATGATTGCTGAAGATCAAAATATTAGTTATTTTGGTAGTGTAGATGATTCAGATTATAATGACTTAACGGTTACTGGTTCATATACTGCGGCAACAAATGTTTATGGAGTTCCTTCAATACCATTTAGTGGTAATAACTTATGCGATACTGCTAACACTTCTTGGTACTATTCATTATTTGATAATGTTGGTGGTGGAAGTTATACGGGATACTCATTTTGGTCTATCGTGACTGGTGTTACTAATATAACTCCAATTACAACCACAACAACATCTCCAACAACAACTAGTACAACTACAGATCCTTGTATTATACCGGTACCTACAACAACTACAACAACAACAACCCCAATTCCTGTTGAGTGTTATTCAGGTACAATAGTAGGTAATATCTATTACTACACAGGAACATCTTATACGGATTATGACGATATGGTTGTTTCTACATTTAGATCAAGAGGTATTGCAACATATCAGAATGGTAATAACCCAGTTTATGAGGTTACAGGATTAACTGATGTTACATTGGATATGACGGGTCAATACTCAGGGGTTCTACAAAACCCATATTTACCATTTGGGGTTAATGTAACAAATAAAGATGGTGTTAATTTTAGTTTTGAAACATCATTCTCAACTTCAGAATCACAATATTTAACAAAAGTTTTTGGAACTGATAATTTTGGTAAACCAAGAAATGTTGTTCCTTTATTTGTTGAAGAAAGATTCCAAACATTATTAAATTATGGATGGAGAAAAGGTTTTATACGAGGATTAAGTACTCAGTTAGTTGAATTGGATTCTGCTCAAAGTAACGATTCAAATTCAATAGGATGGTATTTAGATAGATATCAAACACCAAGTTCTCCTTGGGTTGTATCTGAATTAAGAGGAACTAAAGTTTATAACTTATTTAAGTTCTATACAATTGCTGATGGAGATGCTTCTAACTATGAAATTAAGATTTCTATTGGTAATATTTCATTCTCAAATGGAACATTTGATGTATTTGTTCGTGATTATTACGATACTGACACAAATCCAGTTGTTGTTGAAAAATTCACAAATTGTAGTATGAACCCAAGTCAAAATAACTTTATTGGTAAGAAAATAGGTTCATTAGATGGTGAGTATCAACTTAATTCTACATATGTAATGGTGGAAATGAATGAAGATGCTCCTGTAGATGCTTTACCTTGTGGGTTTGAAGGTTTTAATTTTAGAACTTATGATACCGCAACATCACCATTCCCTGTTTACAAAACAAAATATGATTTCCCTGGTGAAGTTATTTTTACTCCTCCGTTTGGATCACAAATCACAAGTGGTGGTGATAACATTAGAAGAACATATTTAGGTATCTCCAACAATAATGGTTGGGATGGTAATTATTTTGAATATGTTGGTAAACAAAATCCAATTTCTACTTGTGATATTTCAGGTGGTGAATGGAATTACAGATCAAAAGGTTTCCATATGGACAAGGATGCTTCGGGAATAACAATTTCAGACGCATTTACCACTTCAGGAACCCCAAGATTTTATGTTGGTGATGCTAATTTCTCATCAGAACCTAATAATCCAATAAACCCTTACTATAGAATTTACTCAAGAAAATTCACTTTATTAGTTCAAGGTGGTTTTGATGGATGGGATATCTATAGAGAATATAGAACTAATGGTGATAGATATGTGTTAGGTAGAGCTGGTTACTTAAATGGAGCTTGTCCTGATAACAGATATCCAAACGCAGTTGGTTGGGGAGCATTCAAACAAATTGCTGTTGGTGATGGAACCCAAGATTTCGCAAACACTGATTATTACGCTTACCTATTAGGGATACAAACATTTGCAAATCCTGAAGCGGTAAATATAAATGTATTTGTTTCTCCTGGTATTGATTATGTAAACAATAGTGATTTAGTTGAATCAACAATTGATATGATTGAAAATGATAGAGCTGACTCATTGTATATTACAACAACTCCTGACTACAACTTATTCTTACCAACAACAACAGGTGTGGATGGGTTAATTTATCCTCAAGAAGCGGTTGATAATTTGGAAACGGTTGGAATTGACTCTAACTACACCGCTACTTACTACCCTTGGGTATTAACTCGTGATACGGTAAATAACACACAAATATATA